TTTCACAATCCGCAAGTTTCGTTCACCGCACCAGTCGCACTCACCAGGCTCGCCCTTTGGCATTTCAGGCCTAGGTACCTGTAGCGCAGCCTCGCGCAGCTTTTCGACGTACTCGTTCGCGCGGTCGATGTCGTCAGCCATTACCCCGTGCACTCCCCTTCGTCCTGCTGACATAGTGCGTCTGGCGCGTCAAAAATCCAATCGCCCTGCGCGTTAATAAAGTACCGCATTTCCCGGCGCTGGGTGTTTTTTTTCCACGTCGCTGCCTCCTTGGCCGCTAGTGACGACGCCAAATCCTCCATCTGCTCCCACCACTTCGCGCGCTCGGGGTGCCGACGAATTAGCTCGGCTATCTTTTGCTCGCCTTTCAAAAAGCAACCATCGCAGTTTCCGAACGGGGTGGTGCCGTTAATATTCTCAAGCTGCAGATCGAAGTCTTGGGCCTTCCAGAAGGCGCTGACATCTTGTTTACCAACTCCAGCATCTACCAACGGGCGCCACACCGTCCAGCGGTCTTTTGGTGGAGCCTTATTCAGTCGATGCGGTTCGTCGGCCCGGATGCCAACGCAGTTCGTCCAGTAGTCCCAGCCGAGCCAACGCAAGTAGCGCTTGGCCGTTCGGATTTTCAGCTCCTCGGTGCAGAATCGCATGTTCTGGTTCGGAAGATATTTGCGCTTCCTGATTAGCTGCTCGAATGGCTCGCCTTCACGACTGGCCGTTTCCCAGTTTACTATCTTGAAGCTAGACCCCTCTCCAACGTACTCCAGCCAAGTCACCGGCACCCCGAAGTGCGTCTCAACATCCCGCACAAAGTCTAGCGTCTGCGGCATCTCCCTGCCGGTGTTCTGAAACGTCACCTGCACCCTGTCTGACGGCCAGTCAGGGTTAGCGTCGATAATCTGCTTGAGCATAAACGCCGAGGTGCGCCCACCGCTGAATGCGATCTGCACGTTTCCCTCTGGCAGTTTGAATGGATTACCCATCCTGCCAGTTCTCCAGCAAATCGCGTTTAATAACCTCGAGCAGGAATACCGCATCCCGCGCTGATATGCCATTGGCACCGAAGGCGATCTCGCCGTCCTCGTCAAAGCCGATCAGCATCAAGTCCTCGAACCGACCCTTGTGCGCTTCCAGGAACTCGTCGCCGGTCTGCTTGCGGATGCCGCTCTGTAGGTCGAATACGTTATTGGTCATTGGGGAACTCCAGCACGCGCTCAATATACCAGACGCTCTTTTTAAGGCTCTCTTCCCCACCCTTGTGCCGATAGCGCCACAGATACTTGATCGCGTTAAGAATGCGAAAGTCATGGCCGTCCTCGGCAAGCTGCTCCAAAACGTCGATGCACTCGATCTGCCCCTGCTGGGCATAGTGCGCCGGGCGGTTTACGGTATCGTCCATGTCATCAAGCGCCTGGCAGAATCGCTGCGATAGCTTTTCCAGCGCCACCTCGTCCGCCGGGGTGCGCTCGAACTCCGTGGTCTGCCGGTTAGCGTGACTGGTCGGGGCGTTGTAGTCATCCACCACCGGCTCACGCCGCCGCAGGTTATCCATCGCTGCCTGGGCGCGGGCCTTGCGAATCTCGATGGCTCGGTCGCGAACGTCCGCCGCCAGATTGGCCTGGCGTTCTTCCTCGGCTTCGATCTCTAGGTGGTGCATCAGTAGTCTCCGTCTTGCCACAGGGCGCGTTCGCCGTCCCATATCATCGGGATCATGCCGACCGGGCCTTGCCGTTGCTTTTCGACCAGTACCTCGGCGTCGCGTTCATCGGCGGTGTCGTTATAAACCGCATCACGGTACAGCATCAGGATATTGTCTGCCTCCTGCTCGATCTGACCGCTCTCGCGAAGGTCGCTCATGTTCGGTCGCTTGTCTTGCCGTTGCTCTAGGTTACGACTTAGCTGCGAGAGGAGCAATACCGGAATCTCCAGAACAGCCGCCATCGTCTTGCAGTCTTTTGCCATCTGCCCGATTGCCAGATCGTGCCGGTCGGTCTTGATGTCCGGTTTCGTTCGTTGCAGATAGTCGATGACCACCATATCCAACCCCATGCGGTGCCAGGCATGGCATTGGCGGATGATCTGACCCATCGTCCATGACGGAGCGTCCAATACACGAAGCGGCAGCCGTGCGATTTCGCTGCTGGCGCTTGCTAACGTCTGCCAGTCCCGCGTTGTGATATTGCCCCGCCGCAAATCGCTAACCGATAGCCCTGCCGCCGATGCCGCCAGTCGCATGCCAAGGCTCACCGCGTCCATCTCGACGCTGACAAACCCGACACTTGCTCCGAGCCTGGCCGCGTTCACCGCCGCGTTCATTCCCATTGCGCTTTTGCCCATGCCCGGCCTGCCGGCCACGATAGTCAGGTCGCCCGAGTGCCAGCCGCCGAGTTTCTTGTCCAGCGACCGCCATCCGGTTTTAAGCCCTAGCTGCTCGCCCTGCGATGCCGCGTCGATCCGCTCGATTGTCTTGGCCATCAAGTCCTGCGCGGAATAATCGGCCTTCTTGTTCCCGGCCTGGCTGCCTAGCAGTTCCGACATGAGCTGCCCGGCAAGCTCGTCAGGATCGGTACCTTCGTCGAGCACGATGCTCTCGGCGATCTTATGCAGCCGCCGGGTTTTCGCATCCCGCCGTACCGCCTTGGCGTAGGTCTCGATCTGCGACGGGCTGCAGGTGATCGCCATGCAACCACCAAGGATTGCTAAGGTGTTCGGCTCAGATCGCAGCGCGTCCTGAAGCGCAACGCCGTCAGCAGCCCCGTTCATCGTCAGCAGCTTGCTGATCTCGCGCCAGATCGTCTCGCCTTCGGCAGTCTCGAAGTCGTCAGGGCCGATGTTCACGGACATCGCCGCGTCGTTGTCGAGCAGCGCCGCCTGCACGAGCGCTTTTTCCATCTCGGTCATAGCATCTTCCTCCTGCGTGGTGCCGGTTCGCTCTCGGTCTGCTTGGACTCCCAAGTCCGTACCGAGGCCTTCCAGTCTTTCATCTTCGCCTTGCCGACCAGCCAACCCTTGCTCGCGTAGAAGTCAACAAACCGTTGCGGGTCGATACTGTTACCTCGCTGCTGACAGTATTCACGAACCTGCTCGACGGTGGGTGGCGTGAACCGCTTTGCGGTTTCGCGCCCACTCTTACCTTGGTTATTGGTTCTTGGTTCTTGGTTGGCATCGGATTTCGATGCATCCGCATCCTTCTCCGATGCGCCCGCATTGCGTTCGCATTGCGTTGGCATTGCGTCCGCATTATTCCAGCGCTTTTGAGCGGCCATCTTCGCCCTGTCAGACTTGCGTCGATATTCCTCGATCTCGGCATCGCAACGAGCGTGTCGCCAGACATCGCCATCGTGCTCGAAGAAGTGATCAAGCAATAGGTAGACCGTATCGGGATCGCTGCCGACCTTGAACGCCAGCCGCTTGCTGTCGTCAGGTAACGGGTGCTCGGTGTCGTAATACATCCAAAGCAACCGAAGGTACGTCATGCTCTGGTGATCGTTCAGCATCGCGGTGTCGCGCTGAAAATCACCGATATGGTGGGCGTAATAGTACATCTAACCTGTCCCTCGCCTGTCCCCGTGAAAGATTGCGGCAACCCTGGACAGGTTTAGGGGTGTCCCTGCGTGGCCAAACGCAGGTTAGCCGCATTCCTAGTCTACTACACGAGCCGCCCTTGCGCCTCGATGAGCAAACCTATAGCGAAAACAGGTGTCTGTAAAGCCTAACCGGGCACCCAAGGCGTGATCTGGATCAAGACGCCCGGCACGGCGGCGTATTGCTTCCGGGAGGTCAGGCACACGACCTGCGAGTCATCGTTGTAGGCAATGCCGTTCAGCGCGTCCATTACGGCTTTGGCGTAGTTATCCACATCTGGACGGCTGGTAGGCCAGATCAACCCGGCCTCGGCGTCAGCCTTGCGCTTCGCGCTCCACGACTGCGGGATCGGCACGCGGCAGACAACAGTGAGCATGATCGGGCCTTCGGTCAGCGGGCAATCGACTTGCCGCTGTATCTCGCGCTCCCAGTCTGCCGACTTTTTCGGCGTGTAGGCTCGGGCCTTGCCGCCGACCATCGTCACGCGTGGCCGGGCCTTGGCTACCGGCACACCCTGAATCCATGCGGTCACGTTATCCATTGATGATCTCGTCAACTTGGCACAGGAGGTCGGCCTGGCTGCCGTATTTTTCGCGGAACTCGCTCGGCGACTGGTGGAAGCCAATTTCGTGCTGGTGCCCATAGCGATGATGCGCTGCACAAAGCGGGATCGTATGTTCGTCGCTGGCTCGCATGCCCATGGCCGACCAGGGCGTGCCCTTCAGGTGGTGAATCTCCGGGGCCGTCCAGCCGTAGCCCTGATTGCGACAAACGATACAGCCGATCTCGGTCAGCGCGCCGAAGCGCGCCTTTCGTTGCTTTGGTGTCATTCGATCATGGCCTCCGCCATCTGTTCGACTTGCTCGGGAGTGCAGTCTGGCCAGTAATTTTCCGCAACGTGCCGGCATAGGCTAGTCATCAGGTGCCGGAAATCGCCCTCGTTCATCGAGTCGAAGGCCAGCGACTTAGGGACACGGACGGTTGCCATGCCGACGTTCGGAATGCGCATCTCCATATCGTCGCACTCGACGCCTGACTCAAACTGCAGGCGTTTAAGCACCTGATGACTCGTCAGCAGATCGAAGCTCGGCACGTTGTCGCGGATCAGTGCGCCTAGCTGATGCGCTAGGCGGAAAAAGCGCGGATTGCGCGGCTGGGCAATCTTCGCGTGGACAATCTCGCCCAGGCCGAGGTGCATGTCCCTCAACGCTTGCATCGCCCGGTCATTGGCGGGCTCAAGCCTACCTTTTGCCACGACGAGCTCGATCATTGTGGTATTTCCTCACGGCGAAGTATGTCTCGACGTGCCGCTTGACGTGATCGCGCCATTCCTCCGGCACCAGCTCTAGGCGACGCCGCCGTTCCTCGCGGGTTTTCCCGCTGACGACGTAGCCGTTCCACTCCTGCTTACTCTTTAGGGTAGATGTCGGGTCGAAGCTCATGGCGGCTCACCCCGGTGGCCAGTTCGATTTTCAGCACGAATTGCACAGGCAGACTGTGCCTATGCTTCCACATGCGAACCCGGTCACCGGATACGCCGATGGCCTGGCCCAGCTTGGTCGCGCTGCCTGCTGCGGTGATAGCTTTCTGTAGTGCGTCTTTCATGCCGTTATGGTCTCCCGTATAACAGCGCGTGGCAATAGGGGGTTTACACGGCGTGACGGTCTGTTATATTGGACGCGAGTCCAACGTCAACAGGAGACGACGATGACCGATAACCCGATGACTCAGATCGAGAACCGCCCGAAAATCGCGGCGGCATTCGTTAAGGCGCAGCGGCACTTTGCCCCGGCGCTAAAGACCGCAACCAACCCACACTTCCGCAGCCGATACGTTGACCTCGCGGGATGCGTCGAGGCTGTAATGGACGCGCTCAACGAACAGGGCATCGCTCTGGTGCAGCGCACTCACGAAAGCGAGGGCGGGGTCAACGTCGAGACCGTGTTCGTCCACGAATCCGGCGAAACTATGTCAGCAGGTACGCTCCACGTCCCGGCTCCTAAACATGATCCGCAGGGTTACGGCTCGGCGCTAACCTATGCGCGGCGGTACTCGCTGATGGCGGCATGCGGGATCGCGCCAGAGGATGACGACGGCAACGCGGCCAGCAAGTCGGTCAGCAAGGAACAGGCGGCCAACATCACCGCGCTCTGCGAGGAACTCGGCAAGCCGGTTGCGGACGTTGCCCGATACTTCGGGGTCAACAAGATCGAGGAAGTGCCAGCGGCCAAGTATCAAGGCATTATCAAGACGCTTGAAAAGAAACGAGACGGCGAATAAAGGAAACAGGAAATGGAACAGGTATATCTCGAACAGGGCAGTCAGGAATGGCTCGAATGGCGGCGAGGCAAGCGGATGGCCTCGGAGACAGCGGCGGTCATGGGCATCAGCCCTTACAGCAGCCCCGCGCAGGTTCGCAAGGAAAAACAGGGCCGGGGCAGG